AATAGACGGGCAGAAATGGTCTCTACATCATAACCATTCACATATGCCTTTCCTGGACCAATTTGGTACACCATCAAATCTTCTGATGGTGAATTTCCATTTACGGTCGATTGTCCATTAAAATAAATTCCGTTAGATAGAATTCTGTCATTTAAACTATCTCTAACTGCAAAACTAAATGGTTTTACAAAGTAATTTCCAGATTCATCATAAGTTCTTCTTGCTAGTTCATCTCTAATGAGATTATATTGCGCATTCTTGTCAAAGAAGGTTGGGTGACCACCCTCAACACGCATAATCTCAACGAAATTATCCGTATCAAAATCAGTTATAGATTTTTTGGCAAGTTCAAGTTCAATCTTAAATCTATCTGCCCCAGGAGCTGCGTAGTTTGAGTACCCCTGAGCATTATCAAATAAACTATTGTCTTCGCCAGCACTTACAATAGATTCAATAACATTAAATCCAACTCTATAGGATGGAGTGTTTCCATACTGATCCAGTAAGATTCTTTGCTCAGAGACTCTGCAGAAGAATCCACGAACAAAATATACACCATTAGCAACAACTACAGATGATCCTTCAGATCTTGCATTTGTTGAAATTGTGTCACAAACTCCTTGCCCAACAGGAATAGTATAATTTCCATATGTTAATGAAGTCTCTAGTGTTAAAGTTTCTCCACTAACAAACGTTTTATTTGTGAAATCAACCCCACCACTTTCAATATATCTCAAATAAATTGTGTAATTGCCTCTCTCAGATTCTGATGCACTAAGGACATAGAAAATTTCACCAACAACGCCACTAATAGATCCTTTGACTTTCTTGCCAAGTAGTTCATTAAAGTATAATGAAATGGGAATTCCATTATATGATTCCTTTAATTCTACTGCCTCAACTGGATTGTCATACCGGAGTTGTCCGGGGATGACAACAGATCCCTCTTTGAAGATGTGGCGACCAAATTGTTCAGTCTGATTCTGTAGAATAGACTGTAACGTGGTTAGTTCTCTTGCCTGAATTGGAACCCCAGGGTTAAAAAGAACCTTGTAGAAATTTTTACTTGCGTCAAAATCGTCAAAATATGGCGATACATTAAGATTAGATTCTTGGGGCATGATACTTTAGAATTGCAAAATTACTTTAATATCTTCTTTTTGGTTTGATGATCTGGTAATAGATGGTCTATTATCAACGTAGACAATATTTCCTGAGTGTGGTTTAACTTCTGGATTGGACAGACCGCTCACAAAAGTTTGGCCAAGATAATATGTCTTATTATTTATTACGGAACTTGAACCACTAAATGATGTATCAATATCGAAATATGTAATTCCGTCTTCTTGATAAATCCTAGTATTTCCGCCAGATGCTGCAACAGATGAAAACCCAACTAAACTATATCCATATTGTGGTGACGTGTCTGCGGTTCCGTTGGTATTGAAACCAACCAAAGTCCTATCCTGCCAATACTTCAAAATACCTGTGTTTTGATCATATGAAACAACTCTTCCAACAGCAGTATTTCCAGTTCCGACTGTCTGTGTGATAAAACTATCGCTAGAAAATGTTGCTGCGCTATATCCAGCTCCAGTTAATTTAATTGCATGTAGAGCAGATGCTTTTTCTGAATTTAATACAGTTGCGGAATTATATGCTTCCGGAGACTCGACTATTCCAATTCTTGCAATCTGATTTCCTGTAATGAAATCTGGATTTTGCACGTCGTTGGCAAGTCTTGAATAAATTAGAACGTTATATGCTCCCAATTCTCTATAAATATCTGCTCCATGACCGCCAGCTGGCGGCATAATAACTTCAAATGTTGGTGCTGTGGTTCCGGTTGGAACACCACCAGCAACTAAATCAATTGTTCCATAGGTATAACCGGATCCGCCGGAAGAAACTGTAACACTCTCTACTGTAGAATCGTTATTGATAACAATAGTTGCTTTTGCGCCAGATCCATCACCACTAATAGGAACGTTAGTATACGTTACATTTGGACTTCCCAGGGCAACACCACGATTCTTGATAAGAATTGTCTTAATCTGACCACTAGTTTCTGCGTTCTCTCTAACTAGAGCATTATCATCACTTGTCTTCCAATTCTTTGGAACGGGAATGAAGTTTAGCGAGTCAAATTTTACAATATCAGTTGGATTGATTGTGTAAAGGTATTTCCAAATATATCCATCACCACTATTACCAGCAGATCGTGGCTCAAGATCTGTGAATTTTGGTTCATCCAGAGATGGCTTTCCTTGTGGGTTCTCGGGGTCTTGACCATTATTCAAACAAATATAAACTCTAAAGTCACTATTAATTACATAATAGTTTGATGAGTATAGGCTAGTCGCTCCGGATGGTTGTGATGGATTGGTTCTCGTAATATTATGACGATAAAGGTCGTAAGTAACACCAGAACTCCATTCATTTTTTCTAATAACCTGCTTAACATCCTCAGGTTTAATCTTGATCATAGCGATCATGGTGTCCCAGTAATTATTCTCCTCATCAAAACTATCCTTGGGGGCGGGGGGTGCATTATCCCAGTTTGAATCAACCTCAGATGCGTTTGGAAGCCCCACAAACATATAATACGAATTGTCCGTAGATGAAACTTCATTTACGAACGTCTTCGCATTTAAAATTCTTAGTTGGTCGGTGATAATCGCAGCCATTACTTCACTAGTTTTTTATCTATTTAGTAATCAAATAACATACCCCTTATATCTGAGATTATTAAATCTTCTGATAATTGGATAACTATTTTGATCAGTAACAGCGGTATTTCTAATGACTGATGTGTGAGCGACCTTAGAATATGGAGTTAAATTGACTCCACTTTCGACCTGCGCACCCCAAACTGCAAATGTGTTCAAACTTATTGCATTATATACAATAAAGTTGTGTGCTGCAGTTGCTCCCGCGCTGAATGTGAATGATGCCCTATACCAACCGTTTTCTTGTGGAATCAGGGTTTCGTTAAACGTTGTTCCTGTTTTATTTGTAATTGTGGGAACTGCCACATCAAAATTAAGATTTACAGCAACTGAGGTTCCTGAATTGGATCCAAAATAGATCTTTTGGGAACCAGAAATTGGTTTCACATAAATGCTGTATGTATAATTTGTTCCTGAAGTGAGAGATCGTGTGGTAGTTGTCAGACCAGTATCTGCGCTAGTGCTGATAATTGTTGCACCTAGGGTAGATGTAAATGGAGCATCTTGATCGTATGAAACTGTGATTGTGCCAGTTTGTGCCCATCCTTGTTCAAATTCACTATACGTGATCAGGTTTTCGCCCCTATATGCGCCAAAGGAAGATCCACCAACTCTTTGTAGATCATAAAGTCTTCCCCATGAATACTCACCAAAGAAATTACTATGCCCAAGCCCAATAAAATTGGCATAACTATCAACTTTGGTTGTAACTCTAGCAACCCATGTTAAACCAAGACCAACGGCGTGCGTTTGTGCGATTGAAACTGCTTCTGCTTTAAAGATGTTGTCGAAGAATGTCGTTCCAATTCCAATAGGAGTATTATCACTTTCCAAAGAAATTACTTTATTACCGACGTTGGAATTTGAAACTCTGAAGTAATATCCAGTTTGAATACCACTTACACCTGTAGTTGCAACACCGACAGATCCACTTACATAAGTATTGCGCAAGAATGAATTTTTTGGAATTACAAAGTCAAATACCAATCCTGTAGTAACTCCCGCATATGATGTTGTTTTAATGCCGGAGATGATTCCAAAATCACCCTGATATGATACTGACATGAACTCATTATCGATCACAGGATCATTAATCAATACTGGCGGAGCAGATATTGATGTCACAAGCAATTGTAATGGAGAAGAAAGAACAACATTAGTTCCTTCAAAACTAACCACATCAACATATAGTTGATCATTAACCACATAACCAGATCCATTCGCAGACAATTCAACGTCAATAACGTCACCGTTAATAATGGTAATATCAACTAAGGCATTTACTCCAGTACCAGTTCTATTTTTAACCCTTACATTCGAGAATGTATATGTTGCACCAGTATTTGTCCACCCAGTTCCATTTGAAAGGATGGAAATACTTTCAACAGCAGCAATAGAATACCCATCGCCTGCGTTGGTAATATTGAGAGAAGTGACAGACCCCGAGGTTGTAACCCCAACTGTTCCAGTTGCCCGTGAAGTTGAGGTTATTCCGGAAGAAACGCCAAAAGATATTGTATGTGTTGTATCATCATTATACCCAACACCACCATTTGTAATAGTGATCGCGGTGATTGACCCACCAGCAGAAACCGTACAAGTTGCTGCGGCCGACACGACATTCTTATTTTCGTGAACAATAATATCATCTTGATTTTTCTCAAGAACAGTTGGATATTCTCTATTGTGGTCGAAGAATGTTTTGACATTATCAACAAATATTTCTGTTGACGTGTTGGTAAAATCTTTAATTACCGTGGCAGTTGGGAAGATATTTGCCTCATACAATTCTCTATCCTTACCAATTTCTTCTCCATCAAGAATAATGTCTTCTGTTTGGCGAGTCCAGGAAAGTGGTCTTTCATAAGTCTCATCTGGATTAATCCCAGAACCAAAGTAAATATTTGTTGCGACAGCATCAGTTGCAACAACATCAGTCACGAGTCTGGGATCTTCTTGATATAGGATGTTACTATCATTCAGAGTTACTCTATCACCAACCTTAATTGTATCAAGAACTTCAACGTCGATTGTATCAACATCAGAGGTTCCTCTGTAGAATAGAATGGAGCATCTATCACCAAATCTTGGTGGTAGTGAGAATGTAATAGTAGAACCACCATCAAACTCATATGCATCACCTGGAACCTGTAGAACGTTGTTGATGAATACCAACAACAGGGCATCTTCGCGAACGTTTGATCCAATTCTTGCGCGAATACTTGTTCTTTCTCCGTTAAAGGCGAGTGGGAATGTTACATCAACATTATTGAATAGTGAATTTATAGAGTCTAAAACCTGAAGATCCCCAATAGTCCATCCAACAAAGTCATCTACCCCAATAGACTCAACTGTTAATTGGAATTCTCTGAATGGTTTTGTTACATCTGTTGGAATTCCAGTAAGACCACCAATTGGAACTGTCAAAATCTCACCATTACCATATGCATATCCAGCATTCAATATATCGAATGAGGCTACGCTAGAACCAGAACCAACCGTCAATTCAATTAAAGTTTCTGTTCCGATGCCAATAACAGCAGAACTGGAAGAATATTTTAGTGGAATATTGCTGTAAGGAAGTGGTTCATCAATAATAACAATCGGTCTATTAGTATCAGTATACCCAGATCCCGGATTTGTAATCACACAATTTTTCGAAACTCTTCCGGAAACGACTGTGGTAAATCCAATAAATTCGCGGTTATTGATGTCTGTTTGAGCAACGCTAATGTTCACCAATCCTACAGTTGGAGCAAGTAATTCAATATGTGCATATGTACCCGCAGATATTGCCGTGGATGGCCCACTACCAACACCAACTCTGATAAATGTATTTCCAACACTTACAATAGAAACGTTAGTAAGTGCTGTTCCAACACTAATTCTATTGCTTGTGGAATATGCCAATTTATTTAATACTGCCTCTGTATTTGCTAGGTAGATTACTGTGGATCCAACACCAACTGGGTGATTAACAACGGCAACAATTTCATACTCAGAACTTCCCCTATATCCACCACCCGTATTTCCAATCGATATAGTTTGGATTGTCCCACCGACAGAAACTTTTACAGTTGCGCCAGCAGAAACACGTGTCTGATAACCAAATCCTTCGGTAGTTGCTACTGATACTATTGAACCTCCCCTTGGTAGAGATGTATTATTCACATCATAGTTTGATGCTGTCTTGTCTCCTGTAAATGTTATTGATGTGATTCCAGAAACTTCGGTGAGTTTGTAGTCAATATTTTGTGGTGACTGGAATACACTATTCAATAGCACAATTGCGTTGCTGGTTGAAATGCCTGTTATGTTGGATTGGTTGGATTTAAGTGAGAATTGACTTGTAATTCCATTAAATCCAGTAGATAGATCATCAAATATAACATTTGTTGAATATGGTTCCTGTGATCCCCCAGGAACTCCGGATCTTAAGAATACTCTTCCACTAAAGGAAGAACGAACATCTAATCCAAAATAATCCTGCTCATCGGATCTAGTACCGGATAATTGTAAATTGCCATATGGAGTTTCTGCAAAATGAATGGTATTACCAACAATATTATAATTTCCATATACCTTTCTTATCATGGCCCCAGCAGAATGCGCCGAAACAGAAGATCCCAATTGAGCTCTTCTCACAAGAATATCATTTTGTGTGCCCAAATATCCAATAGATCTGATTATAACAATCTCATTATCAACTTTAACTAAATCACCAGCAAAGAATGATGTAATTCCTACAAAATTCAATACTTCTTCCGCAACACCAACGCCAATATTCAGAGATGTTGTAACGGCAGTTGATACAACTGGGGATTGAATAACATTATCAAGTGTAATTATACACTTACTATTTTGTGATGTTGATGTAATAACATGCTCTGTTCCCACACCAACACTAGTGAGGGTCAAATATTCGTTGTTGAGAGCATCCTCGACAGTCCCTGCAGCTTGGAATACAGTATCATCAGACTTAATCACATAGAATGTGGATGGTAATTTATTAGTTAATCCAATACCAGTAATTGTAGTTGTGGCAATACCTATTGGTTGTCCACCCAACCCAGTATCATATATGACTTTCTCACCAGAAACAAAGAAATGGTTTGGTAAGAATAATGTTGAATTTGTGAGGGATATTACCTCGGATGGATTGATAGTTTTTTCAAAAATTGGATATCCATCGTTATACAATTCAAATTCTTTTTTACGTGCCAATTCTGTTCCTTGGAACGTTCCATTAGAAAATTCCAACGAACCAACAGACCCAAGATTGATTGTATTTTCTGAAATTCCACTTCTAACTGGACCCAAGGCAAATTGTAAGACCCTAACATCAACATTTATTCCGGAAGATGGTGTAAATGTAAGTTCTGTTGCTGTAGTAATTCCAGCACTAATAGTTCCAAGGCTGGATCCAGTATACATAGAGGCAAATTCAAGTATCTGCGCATCAACATCATCAGTTGTTAACAGAACCTCAGACAATTGGTATTGACTATTTGTGGTGTCATGTATAGCAACAATAAAGTATGCACCACCATACACTTCACTATACTCTGATATTTTAGTTGCGACAGTTGTTGATGCAATCGATGTATATGAAGATGCTAGAGTGGCACCTGGGAATATTGTTGATCCGATACTAGTATTTGATGCTGATATTTGAACAACATCAACATTAAAATCATAGATTTCAGACGTAGTTGTATTTGGCACAAACCACAAATCTAATCCAGATGGTGAAAGATTTGCTGTAAATGTTCCTAATCCAGTAAATGCTGGATCATTTGATGTCGATAGTTTATTATATTCTAATATAGAAATATCAGTATCGTTATGGAGAACATTTACTTCAGTATATTCATGATAAGTCTTTGTTGTGTTTGAAATTGCAATATGGCATTTTATCGCCCTATATGTTGATGCAATTCCAACAACTGTATTGGTTGTTCCTGCACCAATTCCAGACGCAAGAGATGTAGTTGTGGATCTTAATGATGCACAACCAAGACCATAAAAATTTGTGGATGATGTAGAGTCTGTTAGGGAGAATGATAAACCACTCATCTCATAATCATTAAGTTCAGATTTGATTGGATAGAAGAGAATCTCATTATTATTATCGATAAAACGATAGTCGTAATCTCCAAGATCTTCAAAACTCCAAACCTTACCAAATTGATTAATATAACCAGACCCATTATAATCTAGTGCAGTAACAAGTTGAATTTGTCTTTGGTTGGAATAGTTTTGTGATCTATCTCCAACCCACATTGCATATTTTTTAATTCTAGTTGCTGTTGAATATTGATCAGCAACACCATAATTTTGAATACCGGCAGCAACTGTAAATTCATCACTAATATCATCAACAATTAGAGCCCTATTTCCAATCGCCTCAATATAATCTTGAATAATTCTTGTCTTAAATAGAATCTGGTCAGATTTTATAGTATTGTCAAAATTTAAAACTGTTTCGGTTGCAAGATCGAAGTCATATACGGTGTTTGTATCCACAACAGATGCTAAATCTGCCATAATTGATACGTCGCCATAATCTTGTGATGTATTGACGCCACTAGAAATATCTAAACCTAGAGAAGACTCTACCACTAGGTCACTAAATTTCTTAAAACCACTAGTGTGATTGAGATTACTGACTGCATCATCCCACTTACTCAATTCAATTTCCGACTTGAGAGAGTATGAGAAGTATTGATAATAATCACTATCATGTATTCTTTGGATGGGGTCATTCAAGAATCCCGTATTTGTATTCCATCCCTTAGTGACAGTTGATGCAGAATCAATATTAAAGTTGGAATTATATGATTTTACGTCAAGAATAATACTTTCTAGACCACTAACTGTAGAAACAATTGTCTCACCAACTTCAAAATTCTTAGTTCCGGCAACCTTTAGAATGTTGTTCTTGGAATCCCAATAGATTACTGTCCCAACATTATTTGATGCTTTGACACTTTCCCCGACAGAGAATTGCCCCTTTTCTAAAGTCCAATTCAGAATTGGGAAATCATCCTCAAGAACTACTTTTCCATATGAAATTGATGGATTGAAGAATCCTGGTGAGGTAGATTCTGGTAAATGATCTGCCAAATTATATGTAATTGATGGATCAGGTCCTCCCAAATCTGGATCAACAGATGTAATTGTGAACAGAGAATAGTTATAATTTGCGGAATTATAACCTAATCCCGTGCTAGTAGTAATAACATTACCATCTCTGTCTTCTGTAGTAATACCAACGCTTGTATTTTCAATAAGGACCTTTTTACCAACAGCAAATGGAAACTGTGATATCAAACTATATGTTGATGCCAAAGAAACAACAACGTCTTTTGTTAGAGAATCATATGTGATTGTTCTAATCTTTGTCCCAATAATATTGTCTACTGGGATGATCTGTGGTTCACCATACAACCTTGTTGTGTTGTTGATAATATTGACCTTAGTGTTCCCCAAGGTATATCCAAGTTCAACCTCATCTAGGTGAAGACCTGTTTTGGTATCTAAAACAACAAAATTTGGTGCTAGAGTATAATTTCTTCCCGCAGAAGATATTCCAACACTAGTAAAAGTGTATGCAGTATTAACTCTTAGTGTGTTTGGAAGAACCGTTGTCGGCCTAAGAGAAAGATCTGATGAGTAATCGTATCCAATATTTGATAGTGTTGTCTTGCGAAGAGATCCAATCTCATCACCAACAACAACTAGATTTGAATCAATACCAGAAGAATCTATTGAATCTATCTTTGGAATCCTCTTATAATTTTTTCCATCAGAATCTAATCTGATAGATGCGATTGAACCAATACCAGTCGCTGCATTTGTAGCATATCTAATGAAAGAGGATGTTGAGGTATATGCATTATTCTCAGGACTTCCTTGAATGTTAAAGACAAAACTTGATGTTGTTGGTGTGTCTTTAATTGCATATGATCCATTATACAAACTATTCACCACGGAAATGGTATTATTACCAGCAACTTCATCATCAATTTCTACAGGAATTTTTGTTAATGTGTTGTCAGTAATATTGATAGTTTCAAGTGAGTAGTAAAGAGTCTTTGGAACATCATTATTTAATTTTAAAGTACATTTTGCATCAATATCAACACCAACTGCCCCAGAATATTCAACTTCAAACTCCGATGTTGTTTGTGTTGAGTCGAAGTTATTTTCGAGTTGATTATCACGATATAGATTGAAGTCAAATGCACTCAACTGCGACAATCCAAGATAATATGCCAAAGAAGAATCTGAAAGATCAAATTCGATCACACCATTAGATGTTACTGTGAGTGGTGGATTAATCGGTGATAGTGTCCCAATATCAGCGGAGGTTATGTCTACTGCAATATTATTTGTTGAATTGTAGATTGTATCGGCAAGTTTAATTTTATTATTGGTTACTACAATAACATAGTAGATTGCATCATTAATCAATCCACCAGATGGCGATAGTGAATCATGAATAACTTTCTGTGATGTTACAAATCCATGATTGGGGACGGTAATTTCATTTGTTACTGTATCAACATCATCGGCAACAAAATCAATCGGATTTGCGATCATTCTATTGTGTGTTGCATTATACTTAATGACAACATTTGTTGTCACTCCGGAGACGACAGAAAGATCGATCTTGTCCCCAATATTCAATCCATGAGTTTGTGCCGTAGAAACTGTAACGACTCTTTTTGTTATAGATCCTTCTAGCGAATCATCATATGACTTAAACAAACTATGGTACACACCTGTACCTATTCCAGTAAAGTATAGCAGTCCAGATGCCGTTAGACCTGTGCCAACATAAGTTCCCACAGAGTTTAACCCGACCCTTACTGTAGACAGACCAATCAAATCATTTGAGAGTTTTGCAACATATAAATCAGTACCACTTGCAAGAATTGATGTTGTAATACCTGGATCATGTCTAACTACGATTCCATCTCCACCATTTGTGGAGTATACCACCTTATCGCCGGTGATGAGATTGTGTCCTGGAAGATATACTGTTCTGGTTGGAATTGTGATCTGAGTAATTCCGGCACCTGGACTTGAGAATTTTAATGTAGAATTAATCCCAACACCAGCGGTTGTTCCCAATCCAACGGTCTCTATTGGTTTAAAATAATACTGTCTATGCAGATTTTGGGAGTATGATGTTGATATTCCAAATGTAACTCCAAACTTCTTGCTTCTTTCTGTAAGTGCAAATCCAACCGGAAGAGAAGCAACACCAACTGTACCATTTTGGTTGCGCAGAACTCTAATTCTCTGTGAGAATGGATCAACATTTAGAATCTTAACCTGTTCCGGACCAAACTGGTAAATGTCATTTTCTTTAATTGTTGGATACTTCAAATTACCCACAACATTCAGATAAGTGACTATCCCAGATACGGATGTAGTATCTGACTGTGTGGTGAGGAACAGACGATTCTCATCATATCTAATTACGTCAAAGGATGTAGATTCTCCCTCAATATCAATTTGAACCTCATCAAGATTTGTTAGGTTGTGAATAGTAGTTGAGAATCCAACGTATGTGTATGGAACTCTGCCTTCAGATTTGATGAATTGAATATTATTAATGGTTGTAGATGCTGTGCTTACCTGTGTTACATTTTTTCCATACACCTTTTCAATATGTGCAGCGGCACCAGAACCACCACTACCACTTTCATCAAAGATTAATTCTTGGTTTGGAGAGTATCCACTACCACCATCTATGATGGAAATAGAATCAATCTTTCCAGATCCAATATATTCAACCTTTGCAAATGCAGATCTAATAACATCAAGTGTTGGAATAAACTCATACCGACTATTTTCCTCAAGGATGTGATATGGAGTTGTATTTCTTAATAAACGATTTTCATTAATATCAAACGAATCCTGATTACTTGATGCAATATAGTTAAATGTAATTGGTTCTGAGTGATATGAATTTCCAATTACATATGGAAATTCTGGTTGTCTATAGAATTTAAATGGTCCACTATTCGCAAGATTTCCAACGGTACAAAAATATGCATAAGTTCCATATGGATATTCCGGAGTTACACAAAATCTTCCGTTGTGCTCATCAAGATCTCCACTTGCATCATAAACATAATCCTCTACAAAGAATCCTTCTGGATATTGAGATGGTCTAACGGAACTAGAAGATAGAATATAACTAGACTCCATCCGCTTAATTGCGCTTGGAGATGATGGATTTGAATAACCATATGGTCCATAGATTGGATTTCCGTCATATGCCCAACCAACAATTGGGGAGTGTGCGGTGGAATTTTGCTCATATCCATTAGATCCAATAGTAAGATCTTGTGTATATGTTAATTGTCCCGCAACAAATGATTCTGAAAGAACACTTCTCCTTAGCGATCTTGGTAAATATGCATGGCAATACTGCAATCCATACTCAACATTAAGACCGGAATCGATAATTCCATCATCATCTGAAATATTTTGTTTTTCAATCAACCTCTTAACAATATTAATTGTCCAGGATTTGATTAAAGCTTGGAATTTTGCACCAGACCCCGTGGTTGCAACTAGAATTGATGTATCATTTTGCAAGTATCCTGCGCCAGGATTTACAATAATTACATCAACAATCTGTCCATTTTCTACTACTGGAGTTAATAATGCACCAGATCCAGAATTTGATTGGATGGTTATGAGTGGGTTGGTATTATAATTTTTTCCTTTGTTTGCAATAATAACCTGAACAATTTTTCCGTTAGAAATAATTGGAGAAATTTGGGCATTCAGACCAGTTTGAATCTGGAATTCTGGTTGCCTATTGTGATTGATAATATCTGCAGATCCATAATTTGAACCTTGATTTGTAACAAACACGCCATTAATTTGACCCGCAAAGATCGGAACTAGATGTGCATCAAAATCTTGTCCAGATTCTGTAGATACACCGATTCTACCCTTAATTGATAAGGTGATGGGTTCATAGTTAAATGTGTGTGTTCCGGAACCAGTAGAAGTTATGTCAACATATTTCTTAGATGTGTAGAAGAATTGTTTAGTAGTATCCCCAACCCCAACTGCAGATAATCTGAACTGCGAATCATTTAATTTTGTTACATAATAAGATGAACCGGATGTTAATCCACCAACAGTAGTTCCTGTCGTTGTGTAATATAATACATCACCGCTAGAATATCCATGAGAATTGATGTTAAAAATGTCAGCAGTTGTGTCAACATCTGCCGGTAGAAAGTCAACCTGTCTTGTTTTGTATCCAGAACCTGGATTTGAGATTGAAATTGATCCAATCTTTTTCTTCTTGGATACGGATTTAAACTCTTGAATACCATATCCATACGAGCTCAACGAAATTGTATTAATCCCAGCAGATGCGTCGGATATGGATTTGTGCAATCTAATCTTAGTTCCGTTGTGTCCTGATGGGAATGAAATAAAATATGTTCCATTTGTAGTCAATCCACTTATAACCTGTTGTTGTAGCGGATTATAAATTACACTATCCCCATTCCGGAATCCGTGATATGTTGAAAACCCAATTGTATTTGTGCTCAGGTTAACATCAGATGTTGATTGTGAGTTGAATCTGACAATATGATCAAAGTCAATCAAGTTGGCAATTGCTAATGCTCCAGATCCACCACCACCAGAAAGTTCAATTATTGGATTTTCAACATAATCAAATCCCGGATCTTCAATATCAATTCTCTGCAAAGAACCTTCAATTGATAAGTGCCCCGTTGCACCAACACCAATCGCATCACTAATAATTAATTTTGGTGGGTTGATAATATCGTATCCACTACCGGGTGCTGTCGGAACAACCGATTCAATTGGTCCATGATAGACAAAATTTGTCGATTTATAATTGAGAATTTCCACACCGTTGATGAACATTCCAATTTGACCGGATTTTGTTACATTATCGGCCGCGGAAAATATTGGTGTGGAGAATTTTCTAATTAGTTTTTGAGATTCTAGATTTTGTCTATCTAGATTTCTGAATGAATATGCACTAAGCTCAATTGTGCTTTCATATCCAGGATTAATTGTACCATTAAATGAAATATAAAAACTATCATCTCCAGTAATATCTGCATTAAAGATATTATCTCTAGATTTTGAGAGACGAATTGATCTAGAAGAAACTACCTTTACAAAATAAATCCCCTCATCTGTAATAGAATTGTCTTCGTTATATGGTCTGTAGATTACAGAATCGCCAGTATAGAATGAGTGGTCAGTCGCAAAGACCAAATCCTTCCCATTAAATGTTCCGGAGAAAGATACTGATACTTCATTAATATTTAAATCCTGTGCATAATATGTTGGGATAGATGATGCTGCAACATAAATCTCATTCTTATCAGTCTCACTACAGTATACATTTTGTACGTTTGTTGTGTACTTTAAGATGCTGGAATACTTTTCAGAATCTCTTACTGATGGCTTAAGTAAATCTTTTTTAATATACGATAGAAAATCCTTGTTGGGAATGACACTTCCCTGAGTTACAAGGAATGTTTTTTTGTTTCGAATTTCAGATACTACACCACCACTAAAAGTATCACCATTTGACGCAACAAAAGTTACATTATTTCCGATGTAGAATGTGTGTTCATCCTTGGTTGTTACTGTATAGATGAAAGATGATCCTGAAGGATCTGATATTGATTCAATATCATAAATTGTTGGAATGTTGAAAAACCAATTATTTGCCTTATCAGTTGTTAGATCTTCACCAAGAGTTTTGATGAATATTCTATCACCTTTCGACATTTCAACAGGAGTTTCTGCTGGAAATACTAAATTGGATATGACACCATTAACTCTTAATTCAACTCTCTCCCTCTCAACGCCAGCAAATCCATAAACATAGATTTCTTGATCGTTTACTGCATGTAATTTGATTTCTCTACCACTCTCAAATGAATCTTCTACACCAGTACATCCATAGAACTGAGTTGATGATTTGGACGTGTAATCAACATAGAGAATTGTTCCATTTTCAAGGTCAATACGAAGAGTACCTGCGGACGGGAAAGAAACTGTAGAATCAACATCTAATGTTGTGGCACCAACAGTTACGTCTGTTATATTCTTTGTTTTTGGATGAACTGTAAACTTACCGGCAATAGTACCGCTGGTGAGGTTAATGTCCCTGTTGTAGTCAGAGTCTAGACTTAGAACATAAAACTCTCTATCTCCTCTCAGGATCCTCTCTACGGCCGTTACAGCACCACTCGCTCTGAAGATAAAGTCAGAGGTCTCATCTTGGTATATGGTGGCATTTACAAGCTTCTCAGGGTCTCCTGAGACTGCTTCCACTACCAGATCATTTGTGATACGATACTCTGCATCAGATGGTTCAATTAGGAAGTCTCTGGGGCGAATTAGTTCAACATTCTTACCATAGAGAGCACCAAAAAGAATCTTAAATGATGTCGCTGTACCCTTCGAAGAATAAAAGTCCTTGGTGCGAGATAGGAATATCTCATCATTCAAACCATCATATAGTTCCCTGTTTGTGAAACCAGATGCAATCTGTGCTTTAATCTTAGTTAGGAACTGCTTTAAGAATAGAACACTTAGATTTTTTACTTCTACACCAGAAGTATGTGCTGCTGCTTGAGTCTCAGAAAATACTAGTTGATCGGGAACGTTAGATTCTAAAGAGGAAACACCACTAAATCCGCGTGTGCATCCATAGAAATGATCACTCTCTTTGCCCTCATAGAGAATGATTTCGTCGTCAATTTGAATCAGTCCATTATACTGAACAAATCCACCCGTGTTAGAAACGTAAATTTTATCACCGGAAATAGACAAATCCGATGATAGGGTTGTGCCCTCAGTAATATTCGATACTGCATCCAAAGATACATACTTATCAATATTATGGAGAAGATCTAGTGGTCCTCCAGAATATTCATTCGATATGTAATACTGTCTGAGAAATTCCTCAGCATATGGAAATTCTGTCTTGATAAAGTCGGGGAGTTGACTTTCAAGGATGGAGCTTATCTTAACTCTAGTATCGTTCATTGCTTATAGTCTTACGAGAGCACCGTTTGCGTAGCTTGAGGTAATTTGATATGTTGTTCCAGAAATATCTGATCCAGAACTAATAGGATCTGCCATCATAGTGACAGAAGTATTATTAATATCTAGCTGCAAATATAAGTCCTGTAATCCGATCACATCATTTGATTTTGGTGTGACAGAAATTTGGACAATTGAATCTGCAGAGTCGAATTTTGCAGTCTCAATAATATTTAACGGATATAAAAGAATCTCACCTTTTTCATAATCAATAGATCCAGCATTACTTCTAACTATGGTTGCAGAAGAACCTTCCAATTTGAAAAATACAATCTTACCAGTCTTGAGATCTGCGTTTGGAATATCAGTCAAGTATACAAAACTTGATACTCCACTAATTTTAAATCCAGAAGATTTTACATTATATCCATCAACGTTCTTTACATGGAATGCATTACCATAACAGATTTCATAATCAGCAAATTTGCCTAGAGCAACTCTTAAGTCTCTTCTCATAGCAACAGTAGTGATGTTTGATGTAACTGATGCATCACTATCATCAACAATCTTGAGGAACTTAGAATACTTGAATCTTGCACCATAACGATTCAGTTCCGAAGAATCTGCATATCTTGAGATATTATTTACGATCTTGGTGCGAACTGCATTTACACTCAAACTGGTATTAGTGTTGTAGTATGCTGTGGTGTCAAGTTCAACATAGATGTACTTCAGGTCAAGAATTTCTGGAACAATACCTGCAACAGAATACTTTCTAAGTGTTCTCTTCAGATTATCCTTAATCGAAGATGGAACATATGAACCATTAATAGGTTTGATTGTAATGAAGACTTTTCCGAACTGTGGTGGATTCAGATCTTCACCACCAAATACCGAAATAGATTCTGTTTCTGGGAAGATGATTGGAATGATGGATTCATAATCAGTTGCTGTTACTGCTCTGTTGTATGCCTCATAAATCTTGGGAGCATACTTACGAATTGATTCTGTACTCTCAATATCAGTACCAAATCTTGATACGGTATCTGCAGTAAGATTTGAAATGCCGCTAGAAATTACAGTATCGTTATTGTCTACAAGTCTGCCATTAAATGTAAATCCAGCAACACCATTTCCATCTGGACCATTTGAAATATGATATGTGATTACAATACGACTGGTGTTCTCTAACTTATATCCAAAGATTCCATCACCAAAGATTATTTCATATCTTTCATCTGCAATTTCCTGCAAGAAATAAACTCTGGAATCTGGTCTAACGTCAATTAAGTTATTTGAAAGTCTGTAATTAATACCAATATTTGAACCTGGTGCAAAAACAGTTACGCGAATAAGTGATGTATCAACACCAATATTATCCAGAAGGAATCTTTGATTCGGATCATTCTCATCTACAGTATATTCTGCAGTTACATATGATCCTTCATAGACATAAACGTTGGAGAAAGTTGCCACTCCGTTGACCACAGGAACCGTCACATCATCCTGAATGGCAAAGGTATAACTCTGACCACCGAAACGGGCGTTAGAGGTGCATACAAGACCCTTTCTGAGGGTTATTGTATTGGGATCGTTGGAATATCCGGTCGTATCTACAGTAAATGATATTGCTGCTCGTGCTGCTCTTCTTGATCTTGGAAGATATCCAATATGCTTTGCTAGTGAAACAACATTTTCCCTTAGTGTTGCACTATCAATAAACACCTCATTACTCAACATATTTGCATTATATGATGAGATGTAGGTATTATATGCAAGAACGTCTACGATAGTTGCCAGATTGGATCCTTCAAAATCATAGTCGGAAAAATCCGAGTTAGATCTCAAATATTCGATAATTTGGGATTTTATCTGGTCAAAATCCAGATTTGTGAAATTTACTAGTGCCATTTATCGTGTTGGCTGTAGTGCAAAGGTTAATTGTTGCGCTGGAACGTCAATTCCAACTATTTCATATGTGATTGTAACGTCAAATTGGTTATTATCGTAGTCAGGAACTACAACAACTTCATCCAATCGAACTCTTGGTTCGTAAGTGTTGATCGTATCCTCAATTTCCTGCTGAATGTATGCAGCAGTCATCTCATCCATGTTCTCAAAAAGGGCGGCACTAACTCTAGAACCCAATCCCTCATTAAAAAACCGCTCTCCGGGAAGAGTAAGAACAAGATTTCGCACAGAACGTGCGATTGCACTCTCATTTTTAAGTCCAATTAGGTCGCGATTGACCGGATTGGATAAAAATGACATGCTTAAATCTTTAAAACCCTTACTAACCCTTTGAACCGGCATGTACAGATACGAAATCTGTCTTATTTATCTCCGTTTTTATGACCAATTTTGGGGTCCATAGATCGCTTCTGTTCCATAATCCCAGTCATCATAATCTTCATCATTACGAATTCGCTCATGAAGGTCATTCTGAGTTTTAAAATCGTGTTTTTTGGGTGTTTGGTCGTCTTCGTTGATTTCTCTTAGCATTCTTGCCTTATGAAAACCAGATCCATGAGCAAAATGATTGCCCTGAAGAGTCTGTTCATGTGCTTCCAAGTCCTGAATTTGATTCAATTCGTCTTCTGACCACATTAAATGCATTCGTTCGCTGTCTTTAGACATGATTTCTCACCTATTTTTACTTATTTAACAGATTAGCATTAAAAAACCGGGTTTCCCCGGTTCATTTCATCAACCACCTTGTCCGCGATATCGCTTTGCCTTACCATTTCGTGAGGTTGCACTCAGTTTTGTGTTAGGACCACGCCCTTGGCGAGACTTTTTTGGACGAGATTCGATTTTTTGACCACCAGTAAGCGAGGGACGTTTTGCCATAATGTAGAACTCCTATAGAAACGAGAAAAAATTAATCAAATAATGCGAGTCTTTTCATGACCAACTCTGATACGAGGATCGCACCAGATCTCAAAGCCTTCTTCCTTGGCATCAAGACAGAAGGACACATCTTCTCCACACATATCTTGAACTGCTCCGGACTCGAAGACTTGCATCTTGGGAGCAAACCAGGGGTATTCGAGATTCTCAAAGACACCCTTCTTAATCAGAACCCAACCAAATCCTGTGTAATCAACTGTGAAGGGCTTCTTACGATTTGCCATGGTCTCCACGGTCTCATGATTCATGACTCCACCGTTGTTGCGGAAGTCTTCCTCTTCCAACCAGTGGGCAACTGAGGTTGTGTGACCATCTTCTGTTGCATACCATCCTGCGGTAATCTCACGTTCCGTGCCATCCTCAGAGAGTGCAAGATCGCACAGTTGCCAGAATTTTTCTGTGTTGAAGACAATATCACTATCAATCCAGAGTTGATAATCATAGGGAAGTTTTCCATCCCACGGAATCTGCTTAGGACCGCGAAGGACGTTTGCGCCCAGACACTTACAACGTGCAAAGTTCACCATGGACGAGTAATCCTGAGAGATCTGAATGCTCAGACCGCTCTGTACCATATCAAAGCAGAGTTGTACAAATGCTTTGAGGAATGTAAATGAACAACCGCGTCCTGGCAGGCAAAACACGATAGTTTTTCCACGCATACGCTCTTTAATGGCTGCGTAGTCCCAGGAAGTCTCTGGCTTCGCAGACGGGGCAGGTGGTTTCGCCTTAACTCTAAATCCTTTTGCCATAACTGTTAGTACACTTCAAGTTCAATTGTATCGCTCTATTTAGCGTTTGTCAAGTTCACTCTGAGGGGGGTCTGCGGCACTTTTTTACCTGCGGATTTTTTTATCTGTGGGGGTTTCGGAGACCCTTTTATACCCTGGGATTTTTTTAAGAGAGTGATATCTCTCTCTCGATTTGTCACCTCTGGAGGTCAGGGGGACCCGTTAATTTAGCTATAGGGACGCTATGCCCGCATATACGCGGCACATAAGCATCGGTATACTGTGGTTCACGAATGCTCCGAACGAATAGCATAAGGGGAGCAACTGTGCCCCCCGTTATACTCAAGAATCAGAACCCTGCCCACTCTAATAGATCTTGAGCATTCACTCTGTCACCATAAGAGCAGGCAGCAAATGTAGCAAGAAACTCATCATACCAGTCAAACCTTTGAGCAAATCTGTATGCTTGCTTCCAGGTAATGTAACCTTCAGAATCAGCAGAGTTGAGAAGAGAATGTTTCATGATTCAGAATCCAGGACCATTCAGTTGAGGAACACTTTCAGAAACTGAATTATCATCGTTCCCAACAGTAAGTGCGTCCAGAATCTCCAGAATTTGCTCACCATTTTGACCTTTGGAAAGAAGGGAAATCAGAACTTCGCGAGTCATGTTAAATCTCAGAATGAATAGAGTGAGTGTAACTTTAGGGCAAACACATTCCCATCAATCAGTTAATGTAGGAAGGCGGAATGTAAGAAGAATCCACCTGAAGAATACCATCAACCACAAACTCTTGCACCAGATAGGGTATAGGCAACCCGTACTGAATGCTCATCGCTTCCAATTCACGTAGCACCTCTTGAGGATCAGTAAAAGGGCGAAAGTGTGTGGGGGTAAAGTCTTTCATGATCTTAAGAGTTAGAGTGAATCAGCGATCGAACAGAAGGGAAACGAAGTCTTCAACTGTACGCTCCTTCTGTGCCTTCTGGATTGCCTCTTTGCACTGTGCCTCAATCTCCTTCAGGGAGAACTTAGAGGGGGTGTTGAGAGCGTTACGACGGGTCATTCCGGTCATGATTTGAATTGCGGTGGGGGTGGTTGTTTCCCCCCTGACTCTTTCAGTATAGGGTCAGGGGAGTCGTTGGAAGGTTTTTCAGCGGATCTGCTTCACGCAGGAATGATGTTGTATTCGATGGACTTAATGCACCAACCTGTATTGTTGGTGATGCAATCTACCAATTCATCTTCACTCTCCGGAGTCCACAGACAGGAAGTTACACTCTCTACAATCTCTTGCTTTTCATCATCTGTGAGATCTTCATAATCAAAATCAAAGTCGATTGCTGTCACTTCGTAATAGTTCATGATTCAATCAACGACAGAGTACCAAGCAACGGATCCAGGAATACCACTCAACCAGAGAGAATCATTCCGGGAATCGCAATAGTCTTGTGCTTCATCTTCGGTAGAAAAAGGTCCGATGTATTCGGGGGATTCCAGATACTCGGACCAGAAGCAAACGGTATAGGTCATGATCAGAACCTCATGCCAGAAAAGAAAGGAACAGTGGTCAAACCTTGAACAGAGTTCAGTTGAACAAACCACTCACCTGCCTTTTGAAAGACACGATCACCGGTCTCACCGTTGGCAGAAAGAATAGCGTTCAGACGGGATTTGGTCGTGTTCGACTGATATCCACCGTCAAAGAGTTCGATCCAGGTTTCGCCAATCCGGGCGATCAGATTGCCATGAAGAAAGACATCAGAAACGTGAGAACAGGAGATGACTTCAGTGTTGTCACACTTCCAATCGCGACCTGCTTTGATCGCGGCGTTCATTTGGGATTCGATCTTACGCATGGTTCGGGAAGCGAAGGGTTGAAGGTGGGAGGGAGGTCTCTCCCCCCCTGGTATCTTCATCATACCCTGCCGGAGGTCGTTGGCGGGGTTTTCAGCACTTGTGCATCACATGGGCATCAGTCAGACATGAGATCCCAACCGTGACGGGCGCTGCACTTAGCGTAGATTGGGGGCACACCAGGGACAGCATCTTTTGCCAGTTGGGCAATACGATCGGTGGGAATCGTATCGGCGCTGCAGTATTCTTTCCAACCAGTTGGCGTCACAACAGCGAAACCTTTTGCGGTGTCGCTATAACGCATGATATCATCTTTGGTGAAAGCAACAGCAGTACCATCATAATCGGAACCACCAACAACGGCACCATCTTTTATGATTACATAATCGGGACGATGACCATGAGTTGTATAGTATGCGCCATCAGGAATTGTGACACCTACAGTTTGAGCGCAGGCAGTGAGCATCAGACTCATGACTGCTAGAGTAGCGGTGAAGAGTTTGGTCATGGGTTGGCTCCTTTGCCTCTCTGATATCAGTGTATCCCCCGCCGGGGAAATGGCGGGGTTTCAGCGTATCTACATCAAACTGCACGAAGGTGCTTCCGGGTGTCAAATCCCTTAGCGTGCTCTTCCTTGCGCAGTTTAGCAGCAAGTTCAGCAAGTGAAATGGGTTGTGAGTTCTCAACCATCACCAGCAGATGAGACTTCAGATCACAAGCAAGTTGGTAGGACATTTCAGTTAGCAAGAACGTGACAGGAATTCAGTGAACCATACACATTGAAGGCATAATAGTATCCTTCAACTTTAGTGAAAAAGCAGCAAACGGGATAACCGTTATGATAAAGAGTGAACATGATTTACATTCCGTTGAGAAAGTCAGCAAGTGCCTCATCATACTCTTCTTGAGAGTTGTAGACACGACCATGAATGTTGAGAGGGAAAGTCTTTTTGAGACCAGCAACTGCCACCGTCTGACAGTCTGCCTCATCGTATCCCATCTCCATCAGGGTCTGCACGTAAGGGTTGCGGTGGGTCATGAGGTCTCTTTCCTTGGTATCTTCATAATACCCCCCTGGCACCCCCATGGCAAGGTTTTCAGCGATTCTGCAGCAGATCTTCACACTCCGTAGATTTTAACACTTTGATCCACGAAGAATGCTTCAAATTCATTCTCCTGCACATAATCGCTGCAGTAACCTACACTCCAATCCGAAGTCTTACCTTCGAGTGCAACTTCATCTTCAATATGCCAGAAATCTTGATCATAAGAGATCAGCACTTGATAAAAGTAACGACCAGAATCCAGAAGATCGTTGAATGCCAAACGTGCTTCGAATTCATCAGCATAATCAAAATGATCATTCCAGACACTATCATCGACAGCAAGGAATCCTGCCCCGACGATCACGAAACGCTCAGACATGGTGTGGGTTGCTTGAGTAATTTCATCATACGGCACCAGATGCCCCTAGAAGGGTTTTCAGCACATCAGCGGCGGGAGAGCATCATCCGTGCAGCACGACCGCTGTTATACGTCCAAAGAACGGCAGATGCGAATCGATTCTTTACATCTTCACCGTTCACTTCCCACCATAGTTGTACATAAACAACTGCATCTTTGAGGAATGTGTATACCTTACGAAGGAATGCAATTATATCATCACCATGCTCATTCCAGAATTTACGAATAAAGCTATACACAAAGATTGCAGTTGCAACAAGAATAGCAACTAGTTCAGCAGTAAGTGTAACTAACTGATTCAGGTGCTTCTTATAATCAATTGACGAAAGTGTATTCAGTAGATCATCCACAGGGGGAAAAGATTTGGTGTTCATGATTTGAAAAGAATTAATTTGGGGTGGGGCAATCCGTCTGCCTCCACATTCACATCATATCACCCATGAGACACGTGACGTGCTGCATATACGCTACACATGTGACGCGCAGCACATTTACCACACATCTAGATCACTCAGGTCCTTTATATCAACACTAAGATGTTCGTTGCCTTCTAGTTTTAAAATGGCATCCCAATCTAACTCTCTGGGATCGAAGTCACTCATAACTTCTAGATCTAGAGTGATTTGGTACTTCTGTAGCTGACATTCCTGATAAACCATTTTAGACCCTCGAACTCTGCTAAGGTTATTCTACTATGATCTAGATGATTGTGCAAGTATGAATGTATATATGATGCATGATTCAAATTTATGATGTTATGTGTGCATATGCCAATCTAGTTGTGTATGCAGCATATGTACATGAATCTAGATGTATATGTGATACATGATGATGAATCTAGTTGCGTATCTAGTTGAATCTAGTTGTATATGTGATGTGTATATATGCTGCGGATCTAGATGTGCAATCTAGTTGTGTATATGATGCATGATGTGAATCTAGTTGCATATGTGCTGCGGATCTAGTTGCAGAAATCTAGTTGCATATATGCTGCGGATCTAGATGTGCAATCTAGTTGTGTATATGATGCATGATGTGAATCTAGTTGCATATGTGCTGCGGATCTAGTTGCAGAAATCTAGTTGCATATATGCTGCGGATCTAGTTGCGTTTTCAGCGGTCCTGGGGGGATTTTGCAGCGTCCCCGGTGGAAATTTTCCGCGTCCGGGGGTTGACAAACTGCGCGTCCGGTGCTAAGCTGGCTAAGATCGCGGGACCAGGAGGGATTTAAATGATTCTCTAGCACATAAGTCCAGAGGGTTTAAATAACACAATTACAGGAGAGTAAACAACATGCCAGACACACCATCAAATGCAGATAAACGTCCTTCACCTAATCTACCTGAACAAGCATCTATACCTGATCTTAGATTAATTATACCAGATCATGCTCCACTACCTCATCCACTAATTACAGATCTAACTACTAATCCCCCTTCTGGTACACTTATTGAACCATAATACCAATAACTAAACCTTTTATTTATTTCACTAAAACATATATAATTTTTCATTTACCAAACATTAACAATTGTTTAATATGACAAATACTGGTACAATATACCTCATACTGAATAGAATCAACGGACACAAATA